GGCAGGTGCCTTGAACTCCGGAGTCTGACCGTTAGGTTCTCCCGCTGGTGCGGTGTTTTCAGTGTCGCCCAAGGCGGCACCTTCCTTTCCGTTTGGCCCCGTCGGGCATTGTTGGACCACGCAGACGGGCGCGTACCGCTTCACGGGAGAACCGTGGAAGATTAGTGGGTGTGGACCCCGTCGTTGACGAGGTCCGGGAAGTTACGGCGCATCGCAAAGACGGTCGTCTTGAGGTCTTTGTTCTTGTCATTCGGATCCAAGCTTTCCCGGAACGCCCTAACCGCAGGGTCGTCCGAGTTCGCCAGCTTCCGCGACGTGTCGTAAATCGAGTAGTAGTCGTCCGGCAGGTAGCCCTCGGGGTAGTCCTCAGAGTCGCCGATCCGAACCGCCTCACAGTTGCATTCACCGTGAAACTTGTCCTTCAGATCACCGCCGCCGGCTGACTTCTCAGACAAAAACTTGGCGTCCCTCGAAGCCATGACAAGACAGAAGCTGCACGTCTTAGCTCCGGTTGGCACGCGGGCCCAACGCACACGCTCGCGCTTAGCGTTAAAGGCGACCGTGTTGCGCGCCGGCTGCTTCACATACTTATCCGTGGACGTCAGCAGCGGCGACAGCATAGCGGCGGGTTCCGGGGTCCAGAGGTGCCCGGCAGCGTGGCGAACTTTCGCCTCTACAGCCTCAGTCGGAACGCCCGGAGCGGCCAGCGCCGTAAACCGACCAGTGGCCCCAGACGCCGCCCGCATCTCTTCGTAGAACTCCGTCGCCATCGTGCCCGCAACAGCCCCGTACTGGTCCACCAAAAGCGGCACAAACGCCAACAACGCGTCACGGGCAGCCTCCGGGCGGTCAAGGTTCAGGGAAGCGAAGAACGCCGCCAACTCAGCCTTGACCATCCGCGAAAGTTCGTTGTTCGCTAACCGGAACGCCTCAAGCTGAGCCCGCTCCACCATCGACTACTCGCCTTCTGCGCGGATCGTGATCGGCTGGCCGGGGATAAACCGGACACCCTCAAGCCCCGCAAGCTGCGCGGCACTGTCAGCGTCCACACCAGCACGCCGCAACGTACCCAAAGCCGACGCCTTCAAGTTCAGCACCTCAGCATCAGACTTAGCCTGGTCAACCGCAGGATCACCCTCAGCGCCGGCCGCACCAGCACCCAACAGTGAAGCAATCAGACCAGGACCAGCAGCACGCCTACGCTCGTCAAGGATCCGGGTGATCTGGTCATCGTTAAACACCGTTTCCAGCAGCACGGGGGAACTCTTCAAGTCCTCGTTAGCGCCCGCCATCTTCACGTAAGCGTCAGCGTTAGCCGACGTCGACCGGAACTCAGGATCAGCGAACGACGCCGACAACTTCCACGCCTCCGCCGGCGGCTCAGTCAAACCGTCACGGACCATCACCGTCAGCTTGGCGATGTCCTCAACAGCCGTACCATGCACGAACTTGTTGTGATACGTCGCATCGATCAGCAGGTCATGTTCCGCGGCACGGATCGCCTCAGCGCTAGCCGGGTTGTCGTGAATGATGCCCAGCGAGTTCAACGGGATCCCCGTCTCACCCGAGAAAGCCGACGCCACAGTCCGGAGCATGTCAGAGTGAGGCGTCATCGTCGCCTGCTGCAACTGCTTCAACTCCGGGACATTACCGTCAGCGTCACGAGACAACGCGAGCAGACGGTCCATAGCAAGCTTGAACTTCTTCGACTCACTCAGACCCTCGGTAGCGTCCGCCTCCATACCCAACACCGCAAGCTGCGGCGACGAGTAGAACTCCGCGTTACCCTCCATGCGAACATACGCACGGACAGCCATATCACAGAGCGCCATAACAGGATTCGTGATCCGCGAACGCCCAAACGGCTTATTCAGCTGCGGATCATTCGTCAACGGACGCGCAAGAGTCCGGCCAATCGGGTTCGGGATGCGATCAGCGACCCACTTACCCGCATCACGCCGGCACGACAGCACAACATTCGGCAGATAGACAATGAACTCAGTCGGCTTGTCAACGTCCATCGCGGAGATCGTGAGGGCAGAGGCCACACGCCGCCTACGACGGTCCCAGACAGCCGCTGAGGACTCCGCAGAGTGCCCCTGAATCTGAACCGGAGCCTCACCCGCAACACCCTTAGCGACCGTCACAAGGGACATGCCGTGCTTATACGCCGAAACGATGCCCTGACCAAGCTCCAACGCAAAATTGTTCGCGGCCAGGATCTCACCCAACTCAAACGGATCCTCAGAACCCGGCAAACGCAGACCCTCGAACTGGGAACGCATCGCTGGCTTACGCACAGCCATGGTCGCCCAGCCGAGGTAAAACTTCGCATTCTTCAACTGCGGCGGCAACGTCAGGCCCAGATCCTTGAACGCCTGCTCAGAATCGTGATACAGCGAACGCCGAAGATTCTTCGTCCGGCGCCCATTCCACACGCTCAGCAACTCACGAATAGCGCCTAGTTCCGAATCGCTGACATTCTCGACCCGCAACGACTGAAGGTCAGCAGCAGTCCATTCACTCACAGAAATCCTGCCTTCCTTCCTGGCCTACGTTTCGTTGTCTTAGCGCCCCAATGGGCCAGCGTCACCGCGTCCAAAAGGACCACACTCTCGCCCTCGGGAGCGGCCCAACCGAAACCACCAGTCGCGCCGATCTTCCGCTTCTCGGCAGCCTTAACCTGGTCATCCAGAAGCTCCTGCCCGCGGTGCGTCAATTCCTTACCATGCAACGCGGACTCAAACATTGAGTGAGCCGCGATAGCCTGATCCGTGGTCGGGGTGATAATCACCGACGCCGGAACCTTCGCGTCCCGCAACGCCTGAACCAGATAACCCACACCAGCCTTGCCATCAACCACGATCTGCGCCGCCTTCTCGTGATGGTCAAGCAGCCACTCGACAAGCCACGCCGTCCCATCAGCCATCGAAGCGACCTTGATGCCCTCAACATGGATCGGGCCCGCATCAGGCCGGATAGCCGCAGCCAAACCAACAGCCGAACCATCAACAGCGAACCGCGCCGCATACACGCGCCGGCCATCAGTCGGAACAGCAGAAGCAGGGATAGCCGCGCCATCCCACAGTTCCGCTTTAATCGCCTTCCGGCCAGAGCCTTCCGATTCCCAGCGGCCTAGGCGTTCGCGGGCGAACATCTCAGCAGACATAGCCGCGTACTCATCCTCAATGGTCGACCAGTTCAAGCGGATACCGAGGCTAGGGTTAGTCTCAGCCCACAACTCACGGCGCCCAACATTGACGTCACCAGCTACAGACCATTCGCACCACGCGAGGCGCTTGTCCTTACCAGATACACCCGCCTCGCGCATACGCGTAAAGACATCGCCCGCCATAGACGGTGCCGGCGGCGTTCCCATGATGATCTGAATCGGATCACCAGACGGGGCAGAGGAAATCGTCGGCAGAAGAGCAGCCTGAGCGTCCTCGGTATACTCCTGCGCCTCATCACAGACCAGAACATCGACCGTGAACCCACGACCAGAGCCCTTAGAACGGGCAATGAACTCGACCGAGCCGCCGCCAGAGCAAGAACACTTTTCACCCCGCGCACACTCTTTCGCGTGCAGGACAATGGCCTCTTGACCGTTGGTCTTCCGGATCTCTTTCACGAGCGCAGCAAGCTCCGGGTACTTACGCTCATTCTCAAAGAATGACGAGATACGCAGGAACGCCTTACGGGCCGTCTTAACCTCGTGGGCAGTGTGCAGGATCTTTAGGCCGAGAGCGACCATAAAGAACAGCTCCACCATTTCGAGGATGCCGTTCTTGCCGTTCTGTCGAGGAACAGCCAAACCCCACCGGCCAGCCGCCCACGTACCGTCAGCCTTCCTGCCAAGCCACGCCTCAAGGACGCGCATCTGCCACTCATCGGGCACCAGCCCATAAGACGCGGCCAGGAACGCGCAGTCATCCGCCTCAGTCCACTTAGCCTTTGGGTAGTGGGCGATCCTGGGAACCTGCGAACCCTTTAGGATGGTCGCCACGGAATCACCTACCCTGTTTTACGCTTGGATTCCCGGCGTTCGTTCAGCTCGTCAAGCGCAGTCTTAGCCTTCTCAACCCTCGGGGGCTCAAGCTCGTCTATTTCGCGGTGCAGGTCACGTATCTCAACCGACAGAGCCTTCAAATCCCGCAGCGATTCGCACGTATCGAACTCGGCAACAACACGCTTCAACTGAGCGCGCAACACCGCTACCCGCCCATTCGGCAGTGCATCAGAAACGCTCATGCGAAACGTCCTTCCTGGGCTGATGTGGATACGGGGGGTCGCGGGGGTATGCCT